ATCTTCTGGAAGAACAGACAGAGTATGGGTTTGCTTTGGATGTGCAGAAAGCGCATCAACTTTTTGTCCTATTCCACAACAAAGCAAATGAATTAGATAGAGAGGTACTTGCAGAGATAAAACCAAACGTTGCCCTGATCAAAGAAGTTACTCCTAAGTATACAAGTAAAGGAGAGTTATCAAAGGTTGGATTAAAGATGTTCGGACCAGAGTACATAAATGTTGGCGGTCCCTTTAGCCTGATTGAATGGAGAGACTTTGATTTAAAATCTCCCAAACAAAAGGTTCAAAGACTTGAGCCATACTGGAATCCAACAGTCAGGACAAAGGGCTATCGAACTTTACAGGAGAAACTTAATCTTGGTATGATTAAACAGGAAGAGTTTGATCTTAAACAAAGATATATGTGGCAGCTTTGTGAAGAAAACTTTTCAACGATCAAACCTGATGCACCACAAAGTCTTAAAAAACTTGGTGACTATGCCATGTATATATCACGCTATAAGGAAGTAGAAGGATGGTTAGATGCACTTGGAAATGATAACAGGGTACACAGTAATGTCTTTTCTATTGGTGCTATCACACATAGGATGGCACACAACTCTCCTAATATGGCAAACATTCCAGGAGTTTCTTCACCGTTTGGTAAGGAATGTAGAGAATGCTTTACTGTATCTAACCCGAATACACATGTCTTATTAGGGTGTGATGCTTCAGGTATTCAACTCAGAGTACTGGCACATTATATGAATGATCCAGAGTACACCAATGAAGTTCTTAATGGTGACATTCACCATAAGAATTTGGATGCAATGGGTATTGATAAAGGAGAATGGAACGATGAAACTAAACAATGGTCTAATAGAAGAGTCGCAAAGACTTTCATCTATGCGTGGCTACTTGGCGCTGGTGATGAGAAGGTCGGCCTTATTACAGGAGGAACTCCGGCAGATGGACGTAGAGTTAAAGAGACTTTCCTTGCTTCTCTCCCATCCCTCGCCAATCTTAAACAACGAGCAGCAGATGCAGCTACCTCTGGAAGACTTACAGGATTAGACGGTCGAAAGATAGAAATCAAGTCTGCACACTTTGCTTTATCCGCCTATCTTCAGGGTGCAGAGTCTTGCATAATGAAGTATGCTATGTTACTCTGGCATAAGAGAGTAAGAGAAAATAATCTGGATGCACGGCAAGTTGCCATTGTGCATGATGAATTTCAAGTGGAAGTTAGAAAGGAACATGCTGATGCTGTAGGAAATATTATAGTCAAGTCCATTCGGGATGCAGGAAAGTACTTTAATTTGAACTGCCCTATGGATGGAGAGTACAAGATTGGAAAAAATTGGTATGAGACACATTAAATTAGTTGACAGTTTAATCTGTCTTAGATATACTAAGCTATATTGAAAAGGAGTTTCCTCACATGGCTACTTTAGCAATCAAAACACTAGAAAACGTTACCTTCTTCTGGCCATTTCTAAGTAAGAAAAATGAAATGGCTAATAAGTACACACTTGATGTCTGTAATCTTAATAAGGATCATATCAAGATTCTTCAGGATATGCAGCTTGGTCCACGTATCCGCACCAAGAATGATGATCGAGGTACTTTTATTACATGTAAATCAGCAAAGCCCCCGATTGTTGTTGACGGTACTGGTGAAAATATGGATGGTGTTGCCATTGGGAATGGTAGCAAAGGCCGTGTCACCATTCAAGCATATACAGGTACATATCCCGGTGTATTTGCTGGTCTTGGCAAGGTTGAAGTTACTAATCTTGTAGTATTTGGTGATGATACTGTTGAGGATGTTATGAAAGACTTTGATATCGCATCCTAAAATAACTATGGGCCAAGGTAGTAAGTGGCGGAAACGTAAATGTCCTTGGGTGCTGGTGAGAGGTGGTAGACCAGCGTCACCTTTAACATGAAAGAGAATATTATGGCTTTAAAAAATTTAGTAGATGACATATACACCACTGTTTCCTCTGGAATTGAAACAATGAATGAAGAAGCCATTGATTCTTTTCTTGATCAGATTAAACAAGCATTGTACAAACAATTAAGTAAGAAATCTCGTAAGACTTCTAATAGTCTACGTATGTCTAACATAGGTAGACCTAACAGATTACTGTGGTATGAAGTTAACTCTGATATTACTGAGGAACTGACACCAGATAACCGGATCAAGTTTCTTTTTGGGGATATCGTTGAAGCCTTGGTGTTGTACTTAACAAAGGAAGCAGGATACGATGTTACACATGAGCAACATGAAGTCGAAGTTGATGGTATTGTGGGACATACAGACTGTCAAATTAATGGTATTGTGGTTGATGTTAAGAGTGCGGCTAGTCGTAGCTTCACGAAATTTAAGGAAGGAACTTTGTCAGAAGATGACCCATTCGGCTATATCGCACAGGTTAGTGCGTATGCAACTGCATTTAATAAGAAGGAAGCTGGCTTCCTTGTAATGGATAAGCAGCTTGGACATCTTACTTATATGCCTGTTACTAAACTAATGGATATTCCAAAACGAATCAGTGAAGTTAGAGACATTGTCAAGTCACCAACACCACCTGAGAAATGTTATGATGCCGTACCTGATGGTAAGTCTGGCAATCTTAAACTCTCTGTCGGTTGTTCATACTGTAAGTTTAAAACAGAATGTTGGTCTGATGCAAACTATGGTAAAGGTCTTCGCACCTTTCTGTATAGCACTGGTCCAAAGTTTCTTACGCATGTAGTCAGGGAACCTGATGTTCATGAAGTCAAGCAGTAAACATCATTGGATTGGAAAGAATCCTAATCCAGATAAGTACTTTGGTTTTGTATATGAGATAACAAATCTGACTACAGGGCGTAAGTACATAGGTAAGAAGCAGTACCATCGATGGAGTAAACGTAAGATTGCCGGATTAAATAAGTGGGAATTTTACACCGGCTCGTCAAAAGAATTAAATGCTGATATTAAAAAGTATGGAAAAGAAAACTTTGAATTTAAAATTATAAAGAACTATTTAACCCGAGGTGGATTGGTGTATGCAGAAGCAAACATCCAACACAAGAAAGATGTTCTGACTTTACACAAAAACAATGAACGAGTATACTATAATAAACAAATATCAGCCATTAAATTTATTCCAAAGGAGTGGTGATGCGAGATCATCTTGTCATATTTGATACACAAATCAAACCGAACTCTGATATTTCTCATATAGAATCTATTGGAAAGTATTTGTCAAAGCATCAACCAGAAGTTATTGTTGTTATTGGAGATTGGTTTGATATGCATAGCCTGAGTAGTTATGATAGGGGAACTAAAAATGCAGAAGGTGCCAGGTATACTGATGATATTCAGGCTGGCATCAATGCATTTAAGCAACTCTTCAAACCTATAAAGGAACACAATAAGTATTGCGAGAAAACTAAAAAGAAAAAGTATACACCTGAAATGCATTTCACAATTGGTAATCATGAAGAACGTATCATGCGTCATGTGAATGCCAATCCTATTTTGGAAGGCACACTGAGCTATGATAATCTAAAGCTTAAAGACTTTGGGTTCATTGTTCATGATTTCCTTACTCCGGTTATCATTGACGGTATAGAATATGTACACTATGTACAAAATAGAAACAGTCCTAATCCTAAATCATCTAGCAAGGTCTCTATGGAACAAACGAAGATGTCCGTTACACAAGGACATAGACCCTGCCTAGATATTCATACAGATTGGGCTGATGATAAGGGTATGATGTGGTCAATTACCTGTGGTTCAAGCTATCTTGATTACGAGGGATACAAACATGAACAGGGTAATCAACATTGGCGTGGCATTGTACATAAAAGAAACGTTCAGAATGGTGACTTCGATCCAACCTTTATCCGACTATCTAGTTTGATGAGGGATTACTAACATGTTAGAATATGATGAAGAAGAAATTAAGTGGGCTATCTGTGACAGGTATACAGCAGGAGAAATCGTTGAAATACTAGGATTGGATGCAGAAGAAATCTATGACGATCTGAAAATAAAAATTCTAAAAAATCTAGATTTGTTTTATCTGATTAATTTGGATGGGTATATGGAGTGGAACGATGAGACCAATGAAGAAATACCAAACGGATTCCAAGAAGAACCGTAATCCATATGCCAAAGTATTAATCAACGGTTTGTTTAGACAACGCATACTGAAAGATAAAAAAATATATAGCCGAAAAGGAAAAAATAAAATTGTTTTTCAAAGAGAAGATTGAACCAGTAGAGGAACAAGAACTCTTCTTTAATCCTGATCCACTTGTCAACAGAATTAATTTAATTATCAGATTGACAAGAGAACTAGAGATTACAGAAGATCAAACAACAAAAGAAATTTTATATGATTGTGTTAAAATAACTTTTAAATCTATGAAATCTGGAGAAGAGGATGTACATGAAGTCACGCACTAGGGAAAGTAAAGTTGAAGAATTTCATAAAGCTTTTAATTTAGATATTGGTTCTCAAGCTAGAGAAAGTTTATTAGATTTGCGAATGAAACTTATTCAGGAAGAAGCAAACGAAGTTTCAGAAGCCCTTAAAGATATCTTACTTGAAGTACATTACGATAAGAAGGTTCCAAAACTATTATGGGAATCTCTTATAAAAGAACTATGTGATCTTCAATATGTTTTAAGTGGAACTTTAGTATCCATAAAAGAATTGTATAACGTTGATTTTGATGTTGCCTTTAACCGAGTTCATCAAAGCAATATGTCAAAGCTTGACAATGATGGTAAAGCCATATACAATGAGTATGGTAAGGTACAGAAAAGTCATAACTACAAAGAACCAGAGTTAGGAGATTTATTTTAATGAGTAAATACGGCCCGCAAGTAAAGGAATGTGAGGAGTTACATGCATCCAAGTACAGACTACCTAATGAATCCTTTGAAGAATGTGCTGCGCGTAATGCAGCGGCAATGGCAGACAACGAAGCGCATCGTCAAAAGCTTAAATCCATTTTCCAAGAGCAACGATTTATGCCAGCCGGTAGAGTTCAATCAGCGATGGGAAGCCCTCGAAATGTTACGGCGTATAATTGCTTCGTCAGTGGAATTATTGAAGACTCTATGGACAGCATCATGGACAAAGCAAAAGAGGCTGCTGAAACAATGCGCCGTGGCGGTGGTATCGGTTACGATTTTAGTCGTATCCGTCCTGCCGGTGATCGCATTGTCAGTCTTGATAGTACTGCTTCTGGTCCCGTTTCTTTTATGCGAATTTTTGACGCAGTATGCAGAACAATTGTTTCAGCCGGACACCGACGAGGGGCAATGATGGCAGTACTCAGGGTAGATCACCCTGACATTGAGGAATTTATTCGATCCAAACGCAATCAAAATGAGTTAACTAACTTTAATATTTCAGTTGGTATCACGGATGAATTTATGTCCTGTGTTCAGAACAATGAAACATTTGCCCTACGTCATAATGGTAAGGTTTATAAATACATTGATGCTAACGCATTATGGAATGAGATAATGCGTAGCACATGGGATTGGGCTGAACCTGGTGTGTTATTCCTTGATAGGATTAACAGGGATAATCCCTTGTACTATTGTGAAACTATTGAAGCAACTAATCCGTGTGGAGAGCAGCCACTTCCACCTTATGGTGCTTGCCTACTTGGAAGTTTCAATCTTGTTAAGTATGTACAAAATGGAAAGTTCAACTTTGATTTCTTCAAAGATGATATTCCACATGTGGTCAGAGCAATTGATAACGTAATTGACAGAACAAAATATCCTCTGCCTGAACAAGAGAAAGAGGCTAAGACAAAGCGCCGTATGGGCCTTGGTGTTACTGGCTTGGCCAATGCTATTACTCTATGTGAAGCTGAATATAATTCTCAGGCTGGATTAAAACTTACTCGTAAGATTATGAAGACACTGACATGCACCGCTTACGAATCTTCTTCTGATATTGCATTGGAGAAAGGAAGCTTTCCATTGTTTAAATCTAAAGAATATTTAGCCAGCGGTTTTGCTTCTAAACTGCCAGATGATATCCGTATGAAGATTGAAAAACAGGGAATGCGTAATAGTCACTTGACTTCGATAGCACCCACTGGTACAATTAGTTTCACTGCTGATAATATCAGTGGCGGTATTGAACCTGTGTTTGCCAGAGAAGTAAATCGAACTGTGCAGACAGAAGATGGGCAAGTTATTATTCCTCTGAAAGATTATGTATGGAATTATCATGGTATCAAGAGTGAGACAACAGACGATTTAGATGTTGATGCCCATCTGAATATGCAGATTGCTGTTCAACCTTGGGTTGATAGTGCAGTATCTAAAACAATTAACGTTGGTGATCGTGTTTCATTTGATGAATTTAAAGATGTATACTACAAAGCATGGAAGGGAAAATTAAAAGGGGTTACAACGTTTAGATTATCTGGTAAACGTTATGGTATTTTAAATAAGGTTGAGCCTGATGAAAACATTAACGAAGGCGCAGCATGTTATATCAATCCTGAAACTGGACAAAAGGAGTGTGGCTAATGGTAGACAAAGGTAATTTATTTGAGTGGCAACGGCAACGCTGGCAGGATACTGACCCAATTGTTGAGGCAGTTGTTCTACGTATGCAGAAACGAAGTTGTGAGGGAATTAAAAAGTATGGATGTACTATGGAACGAGAAGATATAAGCACAAGCGAATGGATTGATCACGCAATTGAAGAAGCTTTAGACTTTGCTGTTTATCTTGAACGTTTAAAAAGGGATATCAATACTTACTATGGCCCACAACGAAGCGCATGAACTGTTAGTACGGTATTGTAAAGTCTATTCTATGTGGCTCTGTGCTATGCATCCTGGTTTAAAAATGCCCACACTAAAACAAAGAGATGAATGGCACAGAGCATTAAAAGATATGTATAATTATGCAAAAGAACCTTATCCTGAATGGTTAGCCTCAGAACTTAAAGCATTAAAGTAATGTATTACGCTCTTGTTGAATGGCTAGACGCCGCAACCGTAAATGATTGGCATGATTCAAAAGATGACGGCCCAACTATTGTTTATAGCTGTGGCTTGTTAATCAAGGACGAGCCGGAATATATCAC